AACGTCAGGAAGTGTGTCTAATAGATGAGCGAAATGACCAATACCAGCTTTTATGCACCCACCTCCACAATTATTATGTTGAAATCCCATTTCATATAATCTTGGAAGTTTAATTCCATCTTCCGCAATCATTATCTTCATATCTTCTTTGTCAATGTAAGGTTTATAACATAGCGGACTTTCAATTCGATATGGCAACCATGCCTTTTGTGCTTTCTCGTAGCGATTCATTTCAGTCCAATCGAAACCTAAATAAATAATAATTTCTTCTGGTTTGAATTGTTTGATAAATTTTCTTGACATTTCTCTTTTTAAGACTCTTGAACATGGGTCAAGTCTGGAATTACCTAAATATTTTACATCTCTAAACACCTGCCAAATGTCTCTACCCTCTGAATAATTAGTCAAAGGAATTCCTAGTTTTTCTGTACTTTGTTTTAAGAAACGATATAAATCGGCGTCTTCTATTTTTGTATCAGTAAAAAGAAGAATAATATTTTCTTTTTTTATTCCGTTTTCTAACAACCGCTTAGTTGTAAAATAACTACCTAATCCTCCAGAATATAAAACAATATGCTTTGTTTCATCTGTAGATTTTATCTTATTTTTCAAACCCTTTTTTCTACCCATAAATTCCTCCTAAACTAAATTTGGCATTCTTGAACATTCAAAACAAAAAGATATATTCGCTCTATTTGGAGTGTAATGTGGAATTTTAGACTTTACAGATTCTTCTGCAATTTCCTTTGTTGGTGCATCCTCAATATAGTATTGGAGATTTTTATCTATTTTTACTATAAACAAATAATACATATTATCCTTTTAATAAAATATCGCTTTTACTCATTTTTAAAATTTACTTCCAATTCTGTATGGATAAAATTTAAACAATGCTTGCCAAAAAACTTTTCCTTTATACAAACCAATTAGCAGTCTCCACTTAGAATAAATAATTTCATAAGTTGGGCATGGGTCAGAACTTTCATCTGGTTCATAACTTATCCAAGCACCAAGCCAAAACCATTGATTCGGAATAAGTTTTCCATCAATATATCTAGGATTTATTAGAAACCAACTTATAATTTTATTCATTAAACCAAATTTCAAAGTTTCCGATTTCAAACATAACTGTTGTATAATTTGCCACAGACAGTTTGTTTTTGATTTCTCCCATTCCAATTACTTCATTTTCATGAAAACAGAAACAGCCATTTATAAAGCCCCAATTACCAATGCTTGCTGGAAACCCAAATGCTCTTATGTTTTTATAATGGTCATCTTCCTTTTTGAAATAAGGATTTCTAAGTATAATTCTTTTGTAATTAGAACCTCTAATTTCATATCCATCAAGGGACAGCCCAATTGTTAGTTCACCATTATGAAATTTATCTTCATATTTATATTCTAGAATCATAGAGTTTATCCTGTAGAACCAAACCCGCCTTCACGAAGTTTTCCTGCTGTATAACCATCTCTGTCAGCCAAGAGAACCTTCTGAAAAATACCTTGAGCAATAGCTTTTCCTTTTTCTATGGATATTGGAATATGTCCGTCATTTCTGATTTTTAGCCATATATGACCTTCGTTAGTTGTGTTGCCGTAATAATCACTATCTATGACAGCTACATTATTGGCTAGATGAAGATAGTATTTAAAAGAAAGACTAGAGCGAGGATAAATCATCAAACATTCATCCTTCATCATGTAGGCTTTTATTGCGGTGGCAATTACTATATCTTCTGTGGGATTTAATCTAAAAAATATCGGAGAGAAAATATCATAACCACTACTATAAAAAGTAGACCTAATTGGAATTTGAATTTCTTCCAAGGCACACAGTTCTCCCATAGAATCTTTTTTCCATTGTGCTTCACTGATACGTTCAAACCCTCTGCGTCTATCCAATGTATATTCTGTAATATCCAAATTATATTTCTCCTTATTTTATTTACCTATTCTTAAAATCTTTTGTATCATTTTTTCTATTTTAGTTATTTTTGGAATAGACTCTGTTGGTGAAAGAACTATTGTCTTGTGATTTATATTTCTCTTACAATAATAAATTCTATAGGCATTTATGGATAAGTGAGAATATCCTTCTTCATTATCATATAAATGAAATCCCAAAAAACATAACAGTGATTTCTTATATAATTTCATAAATTATCCTTTAGTTTTATTCTATCATATCGCGTGGATATTTAAATTTAATAAGTTCTGTTTTCAGAAATTCTAAAAAGTCTCCAAACTTTGTATCTTTATCCATCCATTCGTAATATTCTTTAAGAGCAATTCTTGCCTCCTTCATTGATGTTTTTGATGTAAAATTAAATCCATATATTTCCCCTAGCCAAATTAATTTTGTACCAATTTTGTTGATTTTATGACTATACAGTTGACCACTAATAGTAAACGCTAAATTATCGTCCATTGTTTCTCCTCTGATAAAATGCTCATTCTATCTTCCTGCGATTTCCTTTTTTGGTATAAAATTTATTCCATCCAAAACCAATCCAATCTAAAAATTGTTGATAGCTAGTTTCGTCAGCGTGATAATAAAATTTTGTAAAACATTTGTCGCATTCATGGATAATTACTGTAACACCGCTTAGTTCTGCAAAACCTAAGCATAGACAAAGAATATTGTTGAGCATGTCATTATGACATTCTCTACAAACATAAATACCAGCGTTATATTTTCCTTGTAAGACAATTCTGTGTTTTGTGTTTACATTCGATATGTTCATATATTAATATTACCACAGGAAAGTTTTTCTGTCAAGGTCTATTGTGAGGACATTCGCCGTAATTTTGTTTTGCTAGATTGCAATTCCAGCATAATATTTGAAGTTCATATTTAGAAGTGAAATTGTTTCTTAAAAGATTAGAATACAATTTATCTCCAAAAGAATCTTTAAATTGTTTTCTGTGTTCTGCTCCATCGTTATTTATATGGTCTAATGTGAGAAACTCAAGAGAATCTTCTCCACAACAAACGCAACATCCTCCAAAATAATCCATGACTAATTTCTTAATTGCGTTTCTTTTGTCATGTTCTATTATTTTAAAACAGTCTTTGCAATATGCCCTTTTGCTCTTTCCCTTTTGATATGAAACTTTATTTGTGTTATTCAAATCAATTCCGCATCTTTTACATTCTAAAGCCGTTCTAGATTTATTGTTGACTATTGCAAAGCAACTTCTACACAAGTTACCATCTTCTTTTATTCTTTCCCTTCTAACATTAAGTTCTTTTTTACAATTTAAGCAATTAGTTTTTATGGTGCTTATCATAAGTTAGACTCCGCATATTCCGTTATCTCCGCAATCTTCGTTTCCTTCAAAAACAACATTTTTATTCTTTATTGCAAAATCAAAATTAACGGGAGTGAGTGGTTGTCCACTTCTACTAGAATTTGGGTAAACAGTTATACCACGTAAAGCAGGTAAATATTTCATAAGAATATTTCCAAATTTTTCGTTATTGTTATTTCCCAATGCTCCAAATTCGGGCATATTGATTGTTGATGAAATAGCGTTGTCTACATATTGTTGTACAAAGGCTTGAAATGCGATTCTCTTTTCAACATTCATACTTAAACTATAAGCATCTTCTACGTTGGAAATATCATAGCCTTCTTCGTGAAGTTTTTCGGCTACAAAGTCTACTACATATTGTTTTCTCCATCCATCAGGAGTAAGATAGCGTCTTTGGTATGCTACACTGAATATTGGTTCAATACCAGATGTAGTTTGACCACCAGCAATAGATATAGTTCCGTTTGGAGCTATGGCACGTTTCTTTATTGGTTCATTAACACCTAATAATTCAGACCATTTTTTAGCAGAAGCATCTGATGTATCTTTCCAGACTTGCAACCATTGTGCTAATTCATCATTTGGTTGATAAGTATATCCTCGTCTAATTAACCATTCATGAAACCCCATCGCGCCATTCCCCGTTCTTCTATTTTTCTCTTTTATCAATGCTACTTTTGGATGCGGTACATCAGAATATAATGTTCCTAAAATTAAAAATAATTGCCCTAAATTTGTAACATATTCCAATTCTTCTAGAGAACGAATCTCTGCTAGATTTACAGACCCTAAGCAACATACATCCGAATCGTCTTCTGAAACTATTTCACAGCACGCATTTCTCAAAGATTCATTTTTATTTTCATAGTCAACAGAATAAGCAGGTTCCCCTGCTCTAGTCATGTTTTCAATAACTTCCCAATAAACTTTCTGCGCTAATTCATATTGAGAGTTATCTTTATCGTTATAAGCATCAAAGAAATCTTTATCCAATATTACAGATATATTTGTCATATCCAATGTTGCAGGAAAATCATAATCTTTTTCTTTTATTTTTCTAACTTCGGCTGACCAATTTTTAGCATTAATAAATTCAAATACATCTCCGTGATTCCATCGTAGACCAGCCCATATTGCACTACGTCTTTTGCCTCCTGACATTACACCTCTACCAATTTCATTAACCATTTTCATAAGCGGTACAGCACCAGATGATGTACCGCCACTGCGTTTTAGAATTGAACCAGCAGGACGTACAGCAGAATAATCTACCCCAATGCCACCACCACTCATCAACATGAGAGTTGCTTTCTGTGCAATCTCTGCCCAGCCTTCGCGGGTGTCTTCTGCTCGTAAGAGGAAGCAGTTATTTGTTTGATGATAATCTCTACCAGCTTGTGCGAGAAATCTTCCACCAGCAATAAATTTTCGTTTTGACATTATCTCGTAAGTTTGTTCTCTCAAAGTATCCCAATCAGCATTCCAGAAAGCTTCCATTTGGGCTACAACAGAAAAGACATTATCTACAACTCTCCTACAAATTTCTTCCCATGTTTCCTTTTCGCCATTTTCTTTTTCCCATGAATATCTTAATTTCATAATGTCTTCTGCAAAACTCATAAAGCCTCCTAAAAATTTAGATTAAAAAGAGCAGTCTATATTACAAGACTACTCTTTTGTTGTTATTTAATTATTATATAAAGTTTATTTCAATTGATAACAGAAACGCAGAACAGAATCCTCGCTGCACGTCCATCCCACAAACGGGTCTGGAGTTGAAGTAATTGTTGGAGTATTAGGAACACTTGTAGTTGGAACTATAGTGTTAGTAATATTTGGAGTTACAGTAAATGTAATTGAAGGAGTCATTGTAACTGATGGAACAGCCGTTGCTGTTTCACTAGGAGTGCTAGTAAACGAAATTGCAGTAGAAGACGGAGTCTGTGGTATTATCGTTGTTGTAGGTGTAGCAACCGCTAGTCCGTTATTGTGAAGTGCATCTAAATAATCTGTTCCAAACTCTGTAGCAGGCTCTATATTCGTTCCTTCGCCCCATTCATTGAATGTCGAGATTAATTGAAAATTAGCATTTGAAGCAATCATACTTTGAATATTCTGATTGAATCTAGTCAAATCTCGAACTAATCGAGGACTCTCTCCAACTTTCCAAAATCCTGCGCTAATTGAGTAAGAATGTGTGCCTTGAGAATCAGTTGGAACAGCAGGAGAATATTGGTGAAAATTTGACGGTTGATTTGCACAAGCGGTATAACCACTGAAAACTTTTAGAACGGTATAAAATCTTCCGCTATTAGCTGTGTTCCAACGGTCAAGCATTGTGCATCCATCCGTACTGTCCGCATAAACGAAGACAACTGGTTTTCCATTTATATGAAGATAATTAGAGTTACCAGCATACATTGTATTTATATATGTTAGGTCATTGCTAATTGTGGCACTTGTTGGATTTCCAGTTCCCTCTGGTTCATAGTAGATAGTCCATTTGAATCCTGTTCCTTGAGCAGTATTTAATAATGATTGAAATCTAGAATCTGTCGGACTGCCTTGACCCCACCAACTTGAAATTCCGCCTTGAATATTTGCATATTGCATTTCCGATATTTGTTTAGTTGTTTCTGTTGTATCCGAAGAACTATAATATCCATCTACAGGATGATAGTTTGTGTAAGGGAAAACTCCGCCCTGAGTCCAAGATTCTGGAAACCAATTATATACAAAAGCAAGTCTCATAGGAAATGTTAAAGAACCACTAGCTGTTCCTGTTGGAATTACAGTAGTACTCGGAGTTAATGTTTTTGTGGGAGTATTGCTTGGTTGTAATGTTCCTGTGCTTGTGTTAGTAGAAGGAACTAGCGTTCTAGTTACTGTTGGAGTTAGAGTCTTAGTTGTCGTAGCCGTTGCTGTACGAGTATTCGTAGGTGCTACAGTATTTGTTTTCGCTGCTGTTGGAGAATTCGTAACAGCAGTAGATGTAATGGAAGTTGTCCAAGCGTCTGTGATTGGCAATGCTGTTGAAGCTGCTCCAGCATGAGTTAACCCGTAAGCATCTTCAATTGTTCTTAGTATATTATAGTGATTTATATTTTCTGAATAAGAACCTTTCTTCACAGATTGACCATTAAATGTTGTGTAAATTTGATTTCCGCTAGTCCCACTATTTTCATCAAATGTAACAATCAACAGAGAATTGTGAGTCATTGCCCAAACACGATATGCTTCCAGATTGTTTTTTAACCATGTATCACCTGTTGCAATACTACAATCGTGGATTGAATTACATTGTGTTGGTACAACGAACGTTACAGATGGAAGTTGTGTAAAGTTTGTCGGAAACAATGTATATGGAATACTCGTGTTAGATGATATATTTGAGAAGTTTATTGACGGATTGTGTTTACGAGCATATCCATTTGAAGAACATACCGTACTGCCAATTGAAGGCAAATCTTCTGCGTATAAGCCATAAGTAAAACCTGCGGATATTAATTCTTGTCCTAAATTAGCCGTTGAAAATGTATGAGGACAACTATCATCTGTAACACCTTGGTTTGAACCAGAATAGAATTCTAAATAGTTTGGTTCAGATGGATGTCCAATGCCATGACTGTTTGTAAACAATGCTCCGCTTGATGCAAGACTGTTAAAATAAGGTGCTGACGAATTTCCCACAATAGAACTATAATCTGTATTCTCAAAGAATACAACTACTGTTTTATTTATTGCTGGTATTCCATTTGCCGTTTGTGCTGGCAAATACGAAAAAAGCATGATGATTGGTAATGTTATTAATGTAATTATGTTTATTATTTTATTCAATTTTCCTCCTTGAAGTATTATAAAAATTTAGTCAATATTTTTTCAACGTTGTCAAACTCCCAATAAGGAATGATGAGCAAGGGTATATTATTGTCCTTGCAATATTTAACTTTTATTCTATCTCTCCGTCTTAATTCCTTAAATTGTTTTTTAGCCCATTCTTCCCCTTTACCAGCAAAATCTACAGGGAAGAAATGCTGTCCACCATGATATTCTAGACACTTCCATGACCCATCATTATAAGGAATTCCAAAATCGAAGGGAAGTTGTCTTTTGTTTTTACAATTAGAAAATTTCTTTTGAAATACATATTTTATATTATTTAAAGAAAGAAAGTTTTTAATTTTATCTTCGCCTTTTGAAGATACACATTTTGGACATCCAGAATGTTTACCTGTTCTATTGTGAGGGCTTGCCAGCCATTCTTTATCTTTGCCATATTCACAGACAGAGCAAATCCAATAAACATTTTTGTCATAGCCTCTTGTTATTTTTTCTGGATTAATGGTGTTACAAGGATGCCATTCCTTCATTAAATTTGGAAAAAGATGTGCTAACGAATGTCTTTCTCCAACTTGCATCCCTCTACAAATAGGACACCCTCTTCCAGCAATAATAGCGTCCCATTTTGCGTAAAAATATTCATCACATGTAGAATCGTAAAATTTTAATTTTTTCTTGTTTCCTTTATATTCATTATTTTTGGCTAATTTAAATTTTGGTTTATTTAAAGATAGCCATAAAACTATATTTTCCAAAGAATAAGGATTATATGTTCCAATAATATCTGGAATATGACCATTCATTAAATTTGCCAATGGAACATCATATTTATATCCTATCTTATCTTGAATTCTAACTCTTTGTTTTTTAGTAACTGCATATTCATCAAGAAGTATATATCCTAAATCAGCAATTATTTTTTCAATTTCTTCTCTTGTTCTTTTATTCCAAACTATTCTTGTCATTGTCATCTCCTACTGAATTCCTAGAAAAATAAGGCTAAACGGAAGAATGTCTAGGAGGGCATATTTTCAATTTGGTTTATAACTCCAAATCTATCCGTTTAGGAATTAATTATATCATAGTTTATTGATTATGTCAAATGAGAGTTTACTTAATTTGATAACAATATTTTAGAGCATTATCTTCGTGGCACGTCCAACCAACAGGAGCAACAAATGTGCTAGTTACTGAAACAGTTGGAGTAACTGTTTTTAAAACCTTTTTTGTGGAAATATAATTAGTATTTGCCCCTATAATAAGAGCAAATACTATAGATGATGAACTTACTATAAAAATTAAGCTTCTTTTCAATAAAACCTCCTTTTCTAATTTAAAAGAATTAGAGTTAATTATATCATAGAAGTTATTGTTCTGTCAAGCTTTTTAGATTAGAACTTTGTAAGTAAATTATGAAGTTTATCGTGGTCTAAAGTATCAATTAGTAGATAAAAGATAACACCTAGAACTAGCAATACAATCGCAAATTCCAATAAACTTTGACCTTTTTCAGTTTTATAAAATAACATTTTTATTCATCCTTATTAATTGATTTCTGGTTTATATTCTTTTCTTAATATTTCTGCTTCTTCTATTGCATCTTTTACTGGCGTATCCCAATCTTTTGTATCTATTGTAGCCCAAATAAGAGCAGTTTCTACAGCGTAGGCAATACGAGCAACTACCACATCATTGGTAGTATCTATAAGTCTACGCAATTCTTTTATTTCCTTATTTATTCTTTTTATGGATGGTTTCATTTGGATTTCCTTTGTTGTGATTGAATAATTCTCTTTTTGTCGCCAATACGTAAAACATAACTGCATAACAAATAACGTATAGAAAAGGTTTGAATATAAACTGCAATAGTTTATAGAAGTTCATCTATAATCTCTACATCTTCGCCTTCAATAATCATAGGTGTCATATCATTCCCACATATCAATTTAGCTGTCTTTTTAGCTTGTGCTGATTCCATGCAGTTAGGGCAAACAAATTTTTCTCTTGTGCGTTTCTTTTCCTTTTTCTCAATTTCAATTACAACAGAGTCCCAAAGAAAACCGTGTTCTTTTTCTTTTAGGAGAAATGCTTGACAAACTATCTCGAATTTTCCACCTTGTAGAATATAATGACTCATTTTCTGTCCTACAGATTTACCATTAGGTTCACCAGTAGAAGATGTTTGTAATCCAATATCATACATCATTCTTGAAAATCCTTTGTCATGATAACCTTTTCTTGGGGCAATGTCCAAAACGTGTTGAAGTAGATGAACCTGCTCGTGGGCAAGAATAGCTAGACTCTCCATTACTGTTGCATCATTGAAATAATCAGGATTCAAAGCGATTTCACTGATTAATTCTTGCGTTTCTCGATTCTTAAACTTTTCCCACCAATGATAGCCTCCACATCCCTTTTTTCTACTTAATGTAATAATACAATCTTTTAATTGATTATCAAAAAGATGTTCGCTAAAATAGGAGTTAGCGTGGTCTAAGAAAGAATATAGTTTTTCTGTAATCATTTTATTCCTTATTCCATCTGTCTTCGGACATAAACGATAACCAATAATAAAGAGACGCTTTACACAAATTTGTTTCAAATCCTAATTCATCCCGCGAAATAGAATGATTAAAGAAATTTTCTCCTCCAATCAATTCAACAGCGTTATATTCATTTTCTTTAAAAATCATGTGTATATGTATTCCTAATTCGTTTAAGCGTTTTATTAGTAATCTAAAATTTTGTCCAGTATATTGACCACATCCTCCTATTTTTCCATATCGTTCTGAATTATAGCAGTCGAAAATTGTTGAAAAGATACATAGATTTAAAAGGTCTTTATCTATTGTATTTTTTATATGTTCTTCTGTCAAATCGAAAGGTTGACCTTGAATTGTTATAAATGCCATTATTTATTTATCATCCTTATATGCAGGAATTTGTTCTTCTTCAACATCTAACCAACCACAGAAACTCCACCAGAAATATTCATTTCCACCATCGCTCAGATAATAAGAATAAATCTCATCCCATTCTGCTGTTTCTAACCATCTTGTAACTCCATCATTATTTTTTGGAAACCATAAAAACTTTTTTATATGACGAACTTCACCTACGAACGGTCTAAATTTTTTCATTGTTTATTTTCCTTATGTAAAAGCTGGATTTTATTTCTTGTCAACTACGATGATTCTTGTTTTCACATTTGTTCCAGAAGATTTGAAATCTCCCGCATCTAAATTAATTATTGTAGCGTGGTTAATATCCAACCAATCTCTAAAATCTTTGCTTAAAGAATTTTCTCTAAAGAAAGGACTTTCTGAAACAATACTAACAAGCCTACCGCCTTTAGATAACCAATTCCACGCTCTAAAAATATGTTGAACATCTTGCTGTTTTGTAAATGGAGGATTCATTATAATCTTATCAACATTTCCAGATGTATATTCCAAAAAATCTCCATGCAAAACAGAATACCCTTTGCCTTTGAGATTATTGTAGTTCTCATCCATTAACTCAACTGCAATATAAGGATTTCTTTTTGGAAATCTATCTAAGATAGCTCCATCTCCGGCAGAAGGTTCTAACAAAAGTTCTCCGTCTTTTATATCGGCAAGAAGCATCATTCTTTCAACAATTTCTTTTGGCGTAGCAAAGAATTGAAACTCTTTCTTTTTATCAGTCCATTCTCCAGTAAGAATCATTTCATCTAAGTCTTCTGCTGGATTATGGTCAAACAAATGTGCTTTCAATTTACGATTCCATGCTCCGTTGATAGACTCCAAAAGCTTGTTTACGTCAGTATATAATTTTTTTTCAAGTTGTTGTGGAGGAAGATATAAAAGGTAGTTTTCTTCGTCAACACTAGAACTTCTTAAAACTTGTAGTACATCGTCTTTAATTTTCATATTTTATCCTGTATAAAACTGCTCTTTTATTGTATATCGAGAATTAGCATAGTAGTTATAAAACTACCAAGCAAAGCGAGTAAGCAAAATGGATTTTTAGTAGTCCATAATCCTATCGCAATAATAATTCCTGTTATTATCCAAATTATAGATATTGTAGTATATTTATTAAATTCCATTTTATATCATTTTTTATTTAAATATTCCCGTAAGCAGGAATAGCGTTTGCAATAGTAGAGAACAAATATTTAGCAATCTCATAGTGAACTTCTTCTCCATTAGCCCATACTTTTTCATCTGACCAATCGGTAAGTCCCCGAAAGGCACACCAGCAAGTCTCGTTCCAAATCTTAGCTACAATTTTATAACCGTAAACATCGTTTGGTCGTACTTCGTATCCACATACGGCATATGCATTTAGTGTTCCGTTCTCATTAATTATTCTTGTCATTTTTATCCTTTGTTTTGTATAATACAATTATTGTTTGTTTAGAAAGTCTGCAATATCAACTTTCAAATTAAAGCGGATTGATGCAATTTTCTTCCAACGAAAAACTCTTTTTATTTCTGAGTCCATTTGATTGACTTGGTTTACGTCTCTTAGCAATTTCTTTTTTTCATAATTCCACAAGTATGAACAGTCAGCCGCATATTTTTCTTCAAATTCTGGAGTGCAAACTGTTGTATTGGCTTCCCAATGCTTCTCTTTTTTATTCCAGAACTTTATAAAATCTCCAAGATATTCTTTTGTGGCATCGCAAAATAAATAAGTAGGGGTTGTGTCAAATATTTCTTGTAACCAATTGGTGATTACGTTGCTTCCAAAAACAACTGCTATAAGTGCGCCAATTCTTTCTCCAAATTCTTTAATATTAAATCTTCTTTGTTTTTGTTTTTCTGATAGCACTATTGTTCTCCTCCGATTCATGTTCTAATTTTTTAACAGTAATCAAATCTATTTGTAAACCTTGTTTAAGAAGTAATTCTTTTAGTTCATCATCAGAACCTATAGCGTCAGGAGCATAAAGACTATCAACAATATTGTCTCCAGCGACTTGATTGTTATCGCCTAAAATCTTCATAAACGCTTCTGTATGTTCTCGCACAGATTTTTGTTGCCAACACGCCATCATATAGTGATATAATAACTTGTGATACAACTCCTTATTTATAATTTCCATTTGTTTTTAATTTCTCCAATGATTTGTGTTTTGTACACAACAAATCTTATCATAGTTCTTTATTTTTGTCAATGATTTTTTTATTCAATTCTCTTTGTAATTTTCCCTTAATGCGAACCATAAACCAATGACCTTTTTCGCATGACCAAATATAATCAAAAGCATTGTAAACATTGATTGATTTACAATGAGGACATATTTTATACTCTGTTTCTGTAAACGTAAGATTTGCCATCATAAAATATCTTATTTATCCTAAAAAGGAATATTATCTTCTATATTATCAAATGTTTCAAAATTATCACAAACCCACATGCAGAAAGCATAGCAAGTATGTTCCCACAACCAATATCCAACTTTAGACGATTCTCCAGAAAACATTGTTTTTTCAAATAAATTATGATTTATATATTCATCAATCCATAACATAATATCAGGAATATTTTTGAAATAATGGAGAAATAGAAGATTGTTTAATATTGCGAAGTCAAATAGTATATAGTTATTTACCATAAATGTAGGCAATAACAATGCGGTAAATGTTGACATAAGCAAAACCCATAAAATATAAATTATAAAATATGCTATTGTTTTCTTTAATTTCATATTATCCTTAATAAATAAATTCAGATACACAAATTTTAGCCATATCTATTCTATTTGTTTTATTAGCGTTTTCTTTTAATTTTTTTGAAACTTCTTTAGCATCAAATCCAACACAAATTATATCAAAGTATGTTTTATTGTAATCTGTAAAATAGCCAACTAGAATTTTATTTTTATATATTAGCTTATTTATTACAGGAGTATATTTTAGAGTATAATATATTTCTCTAAACAACCAAACTATCCAATTTAAAATGAGAGGATAACAAATTGCTTTCCCTTTACTATAGTCTATATATGCGACACCGTAATAATCTGGTGGCATACAATTCATTTCAGATTCTATTTTTAGAAATCCAGTCTTTCTATAACAATTATTCATTGCTCTCCTCATAGATAGTTTTTAGACACAAATATAATAAATACCAAACACTCCAATTCAATCTTTGAAAATTCTTTATTTCTCCACCTTTCCAAACTTTACTTAAAGAATTCTTTTTGTATATTCTGAATAAATAATTTCCAATTGATTTAGAACCTGTAGCATCATTCAAAATATCAGCCAACCAAAATGACTTTATTGATTGCATTCCAAAAGGATGTAGTTCTATTTTCACTTTAAGCACTCATTTTCTCGCATTATAATATTTTATAGCAAAATTTGTTGGTTCATATAAAGATAGAAACTTTTTTTCTTTTTGACATTTTCCAAAATCATCTGACCAACCCTCAAAGCCTCTTTCAATTCTGAAATAATCAGAAGTTGAGATTTTTCCTTTCAAAGGAATTAGATAACCAACCATAGATTCCCAAACAATATTTCCTTTTATATCTTTTGTTATATAATAATAATCCTCTCCGTCATCTCCAAACCCAATTAGTCTAACTAATTCGTTCATTACGTTTATGCAAATAATATTGAATAATATCTTACATATTTTCTCTGCTCTTTTCACTGTAAGTCCGTTGGATGGTCGAAGTATATTGTGTAGAGATTTATTATTATTTAATAACCACCAATCAATATTTTCAAGAAAAAGTATATTGTTATCTTGCGCCCAATCAAATATGTTCAATTTTTATTTCCTTTTCGTGTGATTCTAACCATCTAGCAAAAGAACCAATTGCGTATGGGTCACAATATATACATTGCCATTGTTCCCAAAAAGATTTTGTACGTTTATATTCTTGCTCAATGATTACATCTTTATTGTCTATAATATATTTGTTGAATCCTTTTTCTTTAGCCATAATAAACTTATCCTTTTATTCAGTCTTTTTTGAGACACGAACATCAAAAGATTGTTCTCCGTGAACCATTATATTTCTCCAAAAATGAGCCACAAATTCATTATCTGTATTATATCTATTTATATGCCACGTAGTATCAAGAGGAATTCTTTCTAATAAAATTCTAATTGCTGTTTCGGCAAGTTCTAAACAAGCTTCTTCTGATAAAATTGTTCTTGCAAAAAATATTTTTGAAATATCAACTATAATATCGTCTTTCATTTAATTATATTCATTTTCTTTATAAACAATAACCTTGAATATGAAGTGCTTTTATACAATTAATGTATATTTCTCCGCGATATAGAACATATAGCAGAAATATTAGAATAGATATAACAATAGATAATATCAATAATTTATTCTTTTCTAAATAATATTTTGCATCAATTCTTTTTTTATTGGAATTAAAAAATAATAACCATAACAATAAAATACCAGTAATTATAATAAAAAGAGTTATTGAAAATATACTGATAGAATGCATATATGCCAAATTATATAATGAGTGTAAAACTATTGAGATAACTATATATTCTTTTTTAAAACCTGCTATTCCTGTTGTAATACTATGTAAAGGAACTGCCATAACAAACCTGAATAGAAAAAATATACCAGATACTAATTGTAAATTATAATATAGAAATGTTTCAAGTAAGCCAAATAAAAATCCGAGAAGAAAACCAGAAGCAACTCTATTCAGTTTTGTTTGTGTTGCTAAAAACATACTAGCGACAAACTTTATAATTTCTTCATTTACAGGTGCAACAATTGTTCCCACAATAAATCTATTAGAATGAGTATATGTCAACATATTTATCCAAGCACAAACCAGTATTGCAAGAGCAGATAATATTGTAGAATAAAAAATAGTACTAATATTGTTTTTCATTTCAATCAAATTCTGGTTTTTGTAATTCATCTTTTGAAGGAAGATAACACCAATGACTAACTATTGCATCTGATTGTAGTATCTCATAACCAGAAATATACCATTTTGTATTTGCGTCATAAATCCCAACTCTTCTCATTGCAAAATCCCAATGCTCTACCCAATAAGCAAATAAGACTGCTACCTCAAATGGGGGTAATTTATCTTTTACAGAAATCCATTCCATAATTTATTCCTTTATTTACAAATTAAACTATTCATTGCATGTATAAATATTTGATAACTAGCAAATAAACCTGCACTCCAACCAATTAACAAGCCAATCATAAATCTATCGAACTTATATGTATTATTCATAAAATAGATGTTTTATCTAAAGCGTCTCAGCCATTCTTTTAGCCCCACCATGAGACTTAATCCAAAACCCCAAGACTTTAGCTAGATTAAATGGTTCAGCCACAAAATAAGATTCTAATTCATCATGATGTTTCTGACAAAATTTCATGCCTTGTTCAATCTTTTTATCATCTTCGCAAACTTCTTCTTTGCACTCAAAATAATCACACATATTTATTT